AAACAGTTCTTAACTCACATCTTCCGGTTCTTTACGAAAGGGGATATCGACGTAGCAGGAGGGTATGTAAAGAATTACCTACCTCACTTCCCACAGCCAGAAGTGAGGATGATGCTTGCCGGGTTTGCAGCGAGAGAGGCACTACATATTGCTGCTTATTCTCACCTTATCGAAACACTTGGTATGCCTGAGACAACATATAGCGAGTTTGTTGAATATCAAGAAATGAAAGATAAGCATGATTACATTCTTGATATTAGCACACAGGGTGGCGATGCTGCTACTACTGCTACTCACATTGCAGTATTCTCTGCTTTCACCGAAGGTATGCAGTTATTCAGTTCCTTTATCATGCTACTTAACTTCCCACGCCATGGTAAGATGAAAGGTATGGGTCAGATTGTTACCTGGTCTATTGTTGATGAAACTCAACATGCAGAATCTATGATAAAATTATTCCGTACATATGTAGAAGAAAATAGGGAAATATGGAATGATGATCTTAAGTCAAGAATATATTCAATTGCTGAAAAAATGGTACAACTAGAAGATAGATTTATTGATCTAGCGTTTACTATGGGTGAAATGGAAGGGTTGAGTAATGCAGATGTTAAACAGTATATCCGGTATATTACCGATCGCCGTTTAATTAGTTTAGGTCTCAAGGGGATTAATAAAGTAAAAAAGAACCCTTTACCGTGGGTAGAGGAGATGATTAATGCGCCAACACATACGAACTTTTTTGAAAACCGTGCAACTGATTACGCTAAAGGTGCATTGAGCGGTGATTGGACAGATGTATGGGGAAAGGCAGCTTAATAAATGTCAAAAAATCTTAACGAAGATGGGACTCCTTTAAACATAGAAACTGAACATGTAATGCAGCATAATGTCTACCTTAAGAAAATGAATTTTAAGGAAGAGAATATTACATACTGTGGTCACTACCATGATTATGACCATGTTACATTAATCGCTGCTGGTAAAGTAAGAGTAAAGTTTTCCGCTATACCTGAGATGGGTATAGCGGAAGAGACAAAGGAGTACAGCGCTGTGTCTACCTTCGTTACGAGATCATTTAGAGAGCACGAGATAACATCCCTTGCACCAGACACCGTAGTATGTTGTATTCACGGTATAAGAGAAAAGGACGGGGAAATTATAGTACCTGATATAATGGAAGAACATCACCATAACCCTGATTTTAAATTTCATAGCTGGGGCGAATTTAAAAAAACTTATGGTAATGTTGCGGGTAGGGTTGCTTTTACAGCAGATATAGAAAAAAAGCAGGAACTTTTTAATAGGGCAGTTAAAGAAGGTACAATGAAAGAAGGTTCTGGAGATGATCTCATTTGATTATGCGAAAGAACGATATGATTTTTGTATAACCTGTACGGAATTTAATGATACATTAAAAATTTGTAAGCAATGTTATTGTTGGATGCCAGGTAAAACAAAAATAAAAGCTGCTAAATGCCCGTTAGGTTTTTGGGAGCCTATAAAAGATGAAGAGTAAAATGATAGCTACTCATTTAAGAGTAGCCAAGGAGTATGCTAAATTATCCTACGCAATACGGCTTAAAGTAGGGGCTATTGTTGTGAAGGATAATAGAGTAATATCTATAGGTTATAACGGTACACCCTCAGGTTGGGATAATACATGTGAGAATCATAACTACGTAGATGATTTTCATGTTGAATTAAAAACAAAACCAGAAGTTATTCATGCTGAAGCAAATGCAATAGCTAAACTGGCACGTAGCCAGGAGTCAGGAGACGGAGCTGATATGTTTATTACTCATGCCCCGTGTCTTAATTGTGCTAAGTTAATATTTACAGCAGGAATCAAGCAAGTGTATTACGGTGAAGCTTATCGTAATACTGAAGGGTTAGACTTTTTACACAAATGCGGAATAGGTACGGAACAAGTAAATGCTTAAATTCGAATGTTATCATTGCGATGCATTATTTAAAATAAAATCTTTAAATACAGATTCAACATTACAAGATTATATTGTAATGTTTTGTCCATATTGCGGCGGAGATATTGAAGAAGAAGAGGAAGATACTTTGGAAGACGATGAATGACATGGTTATATAACGGTGAGCCTTTTTTAAACCCTGGAGAATATTATGGTTACGTATACATCATCACAAATTTGTTATCTGGTAAAAAATACATCGGTAAAAAATTCTTCTGGTCAATTAAACGAAAACAAGTTAATAAGGTACGAAAACGGTATAAAGCTGAATCCGATTGGCAGGAATATTGGAGTTCTTCAGATGAAGTCAAAGCAGATGTTGAACGTTACGGTAAAGAAAACTTCACTAGAGAAATAATTCACCTATGTAAAAACAAGGGTTCGGTTAATTACTTAGAAGCGAAAGAGCAATTTACCAGAGAAGTTTTAGAAAACAAAGAGATGTGGTATAATATATGGATTATGGTTAAAGTGAGTAGATCACATCTTAAATTATGTTCATAGTTATATTTACGCTTATAACAGCGTTAGCTTTATCAGTAATTGCGGCATACTTTTCAGTTGTAGGTTTAATGGCAATCTTCGCTGCGGCTGCCATACCTATAGCTGTAATGGGTGCATCATTAGAAGCAGCTAAGGTTGTAACTGCTTCCTGGGTATACCGTAATTGGAAGACTGCACCGAGAGCACTTAGATATTATCTTGTCTCTTCGGTAGTTATTCTTTCTTTAATAACATCAATGGGTATCTTTGGTTACTTATCTAAAGCACACCTAGATCAATCACTGCCTTCAAATGACGTTGTAGCTAAAGTCTCAATTTTAGACGAAAGAATAAAAATTGAAAAAGAGACTGTAGATACTAACCGTAAAGCGCTTAAGCAATTTGATGACGCAGTAGATCAAATTATGTCACGGTCAGAAGATTCAAAAGGCGCTGAACGAGCTGTTTCGTTGCGGCGATCTCAACAAAAAGAACGCATACGTTTAGTACAAGAAATTGATATTTCAAACAAAGCTATCAGAAAACTTTCGGACGAAAGGGCACCTATTGCCGCTGAGTTACGCAAACTTGAGGTTGAAGTAGGACCTTTAAAATACCTAGCAGCTCTATTCTACGGTGATAACCCGGATACAAACGATTTAGAAAGAGCAGTTAGATGGGTAATTATTACGTTAATTTTTGTTTTTGATCCTCTAGCTATCCTGTTGCTTATTAGTGCAAACATGTCTCTCTTGCAATATAAACAGAATAAGGATAAAATGATAAGGCCTGATGCATCTGGCACATTTACTGATTTTGCGTCTTTTAAACCTGAGTGGGACCCAGATCATAAAGATAACCTATCTGATGAGAGCACAGTAAAAGTAGAAAAGTCTAAAATACATGAAATCCCTAAAGAAATACTTGATAAGGTTTTTAGAAAATGAATAAAAAATTTAAAGAAATTGCTACACCAGAGCAATGGGAAGAATTTAAATCCCGGTTAGATTATATGTTGAGAGAAGGTAAAGTTACAGTTATTTTCGATAAGAAAGACGGAGAGCGTCGCGTAATGACCTGTACATTAGACCCTAATGTAGTACCCCAGGTGGAAAAAAAGACAAAGCAAGAAGCAACTAAAGTAAATGAAGATATTTGTCCTGTATTTGATTTAGATAAACAAGCCTGGCGCTCATTCAGGTATGATACTATATACGAGGTGCAATTTGAAACTCAATGAACCCAGGGTGGATTCAACATCAAGTGATTATTCAGGTCATCTAGCGCAGGCGTTTTCTTTTTATAATATGCAGCACGATAAGAAGGAGGCGCGATCGTATATGCGTACGTTTCTTAAAGTTTGGGATAAGTCAGGTAGTATCTTAAAAAAGTTTGATAGCTTACCTGATTCAGACTTTATACAGACATACGGTTGGTTAGCTCGTATTAAGACTAATGGGTACACACTTCAAGACAAGCATGAGGCTAACTTTAATGAATACATACAAAAAATTATGTCCTTCATACCTTCACCTTCAGATGTATTCAAAGAAGAAGTAGTTATAAGACCTACTATTCAAGACTATATGAAAGAAAAAGCTAAGGAGTATGTAGGGGACCTGGAAGGGGTGTTAGATGATTTTATTAAGAATAACGAAAGCTTTAGTTTATATAATGATTTAAAAATAAAAAGTATACCTAAGCAATATTGTGATGATATTATTGTATGGCTAGATAAAAAGACTTTTGAATTTACATACGTGTATAAGTCTACTGATACTGATACTAAAGAAGGGTACTCTAATCTTAATAAAAGAAAGATATCTCAAATAATTAAATTTCTCGGTGAGTGTGTTGAGGACGTAGAACGTTATGTAGAGTTTCGAAAAGCTAACCGTAAACCGAAGACAAAGAAAGCTAAACCCTCTTCTTTACAGATCACAAAACTTAAATATTTAAAGTATTGTCCTGAACTTAATATAGATTCTGTTTCACCAATTGATATTGTTGGTGCATCTCAAGTATGGGTATATAATACAAAGTATAAGAAGTTAGCTGTTTATAGAACAGATTCAACGTTAGGTATACAAGTTAAAGGTTCATCCTTACAAAATTATGACCCGGAGCTATCTGATCAAAAAGTAATTAGAAGACCCGAAGCATTTCTACCTATTATTAAAAGCTCAACGAAGATAAAATTAAGAAAGATTATGGATGAGCTAACAACAAAAGGTTCTGACGTAAGCGGTCGTATTAACGAAGAGTGTATTATCCTTAGAGTAATTAAATAAAGTGAGTTTAAATTGATAGTACTAGATTATTCCCAAGTAGTAATTTCTAACCTTATGGCTGAAATAGGTAACCGCCGTGCAGACGATATTGAGCTTGATATAAATCTATTACGGCATATTATTATTAATACTATACGCAGTTTAAAAATTAAGTTTGAAGGGAATATTCGATACTATTAACTTGATAAAAGAAGAATTAATTACGTTTTTTCCTTACAAGGTTATCGAGGTTGAAGGCGCAGAGGCAGATGATATTATAGCCACCTTAGCCAAATGGTCAAGTACTAATGACGTAAAAGAAGGCACGGTATTTACAAACGCTAACCCATTCTTAGTACTCTCGGGTGATCATGATTTTATTCAATTACAGAAGTATAAGCACGTTAATCAATTTTCCCCTGTGCAAAAGAAATTCGTTAAGCCTGAAACAACTCCGGAAAAATATGTTATAGAGCATACGATTAAAGGTGATAAAGGGGACGGTATACCTAATGTCTTTTCAGCAGACGATGTTTTTATTAAAGGTGAAAGACAAAAATCCGTTTCATCTAAAAAGCTAGAGGAGTGGGTCAATAAGCCTGATACAATGCCTGTTGATGATGCATTTCTGCGTAATTTTGACCGTAATAAGACCTTGGTTGACTTTACAAGAATACCTAGCGATATAGAAAAAAGTATTATAAATACCTTTGAAAGCGCCCCTAAAAAGGATAAAAGTTTACTTCTAGACTATTTTATTAAAAACAGAATGAAGTTAATGATGGAACATATTGGAGAATTTTAATGCATTTGTTAATATCAGAAGTTTTAGATTCGTTTGAAAAAGCTAAAACTAAGCAGGAAAAAGTACAGATTTTAAAGAGGCATGAGACCCCTGTATTAAGAGGTCTAATGCGAATTAATTTTGATATGGGTGTAGTAATGCATTTACCTGAAGGGGAACCACCTTATAAAAAGGTAGCGGATATACCGTTAGGGGAACAGCATACGAAACTAGAGGCAGAGTACCGTAGATTTTATATTTGGTTAGACCCGAAAATCAATATTAGTAAACGTAAAAAAGAACAGCTCTTTATTGAAATGCTCGAGAGTTTGCATATTACTGAAGCTGAGATTATAATTTTAGCTAAAGATAAAAAATTACAAAAGAAATTTAAATCATTAAAAGAGGAAATTGTAAGAGAAGCTTACCCTAATACATTACCTCCTAAAAGTATTAGTAAAAATGGCGGTGAAAATGCAGCTGTATAATTTAGAATATCGGTATCTAGATAGTATGGGTAGAACTAAAAATACCTCACATGGTGGTGTATTTTCAGATTTAAATAAAA